AGAATTATTTAAAGGAGTCAGTTTTTCTGATTTAATGTCAAATGTTTATCATAATTCTAAAAAGAAAGATAGACAAATAAATCAGTTAATATCACAATTACAGCCGTTAATACGAAATGCATCGGATGCTACTATAATAGTTCCTTTAATTAAAGAATATTTAGATGTCGCAGTTAAAAATGATGATCATATAGTTAAACTAACTGCTATTACTCAACGTTATATTTCAACTACTCAAACTATTTCTGGAGAATCATCTTTATTAAGTGAATCTGAAAAGAAAGAATTGTTAGGAATGGCATCAAAAGAATTTGAAGATGAATTAACAGACGAAATAGAAAAAATAGAAGAAGAAGATAAAGAACTTCAGGAAAAAATTCAAAAAGCTAAAGATTTAGTATCAGGAGATAATCATGGCTAATCCGTTTAGAGTTACATTTGAAATTGCAGAAGTCATAGACGTTGAACAAATTCGCACAGGTGAAAATCAAGAAAATTTATATTCTGTATCTGCAGAAGTATATAATACTAGTACTGTACAACATGACGTTCAAGTAAGACCAGCTTCGATTAACATGCAAACGCCTCCTACGGTAGGAGAAATAATTTTAATATTTAATGGACCAAATCAATATAGTGGACGTAATAATGTAGAATTACAATGGTATTATTTATGTACATTACCAATACAGTCCTCTATATATAAAAATGTTCTACCTAGTACAGATAAGTCAAATGTAAACGAAAATGTATTACCAACAAAAACAATAAATCCATTACAAGCATTTTCTGGAGATACATTAATTCAAGGAAGATTTGGAAATTCTATACGATTAGGAAGTTCAGCAATACAAAAAGATGTATCTCAAACTTCTATTATGCCTAGTTGGTTTGGAAATAATTCTACTAATAAATTAAATTCTGATCCCATTATTATTCTATCAAATACATCTAAACATTCTAGTAATAATCAAGATCCATATGGACGAAAGTATTCTATAGAAAATATTGATACAGATGCATCATCATTATATCTAACTACAACACAACAAATAAACAATTTATCATTAAACAAAAATACAAATAAATCAGGTGGATATTTAAATTTTAACCAATCACAATTAATTGGCACAGCTGATAGAATATTATTAAGTTCAAAAACAAATAATATAATATTAGATTCTTCAAATCGAATAAGTTTAAATGCAGACGAAATATTATTAGGATCTGAAGATGCTGCGGAACCAATGGTGCATGGAAAAGAATTAATTGAAATATTAACATTAATAATGAATTCAATTCAAGCTGGAATGTTTGGTAGTGGAGGAATATATTCACTTCCAGCAGATAATACATCAATTGATGGAGCTAGAAAAAAATTATCAAAATTAATAAGTACAAAATACTTTATGAAAAAATAAAAGAAAGTTATAATTATGCCAGTAACATTCCCGTTAAATAAAATACCTGAAATACCTCCTAGATTAACTTCATTTGCAGTTGATGTAATAGTAGAACAACTTAATAAGATAATCAAAAGATTATTAGAATTAGTTGCTGAATCAACTAAATTACCAGATGATGTAAGTTGTGATGACACAAGAATTGGCGATTTAATAAATGGTGTAAATGATGTAATGGAATTAATTAAAAAATTACAAGAAATTATTCCAAAAATTCAAGAAATGATTAATTTATTCAAAACATTATCTGATATTGCTACAACTGTAAAATCTACTTTATATTTAGTACCAGTTGTAGGACAAGCAATTGCTGGAGCAGATTTAAGTATGGTACAAACAATGACAATAGAAAATGCAAAAAAATCTTTAGAACAATTACAAACAATTCCATCTAGATTGAATATTGGAATTGATTTAGCAGTTCAAGAATTAACAAAAGTAGCTAATCGATTAGCACAAGCTTGTAGCGGAACAGACAATATTAATACCGATATTCTTACAGTACCAGATGAAGTAAAAAAATCAATTGATGATTTTAATCAAGATAATAATTTTTATAATGACCAATTGGATACTGAATTTTATCAATTACAAAATGTATCTATAGATGATTTAGATCAGAGAGCAGATTCAATACGTGAATTAATTGATCAACAACGTGATTTATTAACCTCATTACAAGAGGCACCGTCAAAAGTTTTATCTGGTGCTGGTCCACCTAATAATGATATTGGTAAATCTGGAGATTATTATGTAGATATATCTTCGAATCAAGTTTATGGTCCAAAATTGAATACAGGATGGTCGTAAATTTATATGTTTAATATTTATAATAAAAAGAAATAACCATGAAACAAGAAAAATTTATTAATGTACTAAAAAAAGTTATAAATGAAGAAGTTAGATCTGTTATTAAACAAGAACTAACTGAAATATTAAAATCAGGATTACAATCAACAGTTAATGAATTACAAGAAACAAAACAAGAAGTAATTAAACATCCAATTGAAAAAACAATTTCAAATAATAATCTAAAATTTAAAAAAAATAAATTTTCTGATATATTAAATGAAACTAACAAATTGACTGAAACAAAATCTTCAAGTGATTATGCTTCTTTAATGTCAGAAGATATTGTAATGACTTCGAAAGATGCACAAGGATTTAATTTTAATAGACAATCAGTATCTAACTCTACTATTAATGATCCAGAAACAGGTAAAACAATGAAAGTTGATCCTGTTGTTGCAAAGGCAATGACTCGAGACTATTCTGCTTTAATGAAGGCAATTGATAAGAAAAAAGGAAATGGCGTACCAGCTTGAAAATAAAGAAATATTAATTGACTCTGATATAGTTATTGGATTAAAATTTCCATTTAATGGAAGAAAAGTATTTAATCCTACATTTACTACATTAGAACAAGCAAATAGTAATATTAAAAATTTACTATTAACTGGACGTGGTGAACGTTATTTATTACATCAATTTGGAACATCATTAAAATATCTTTTATTTGAACAACAAACAGATGAATTAAAAATTGCAATTGATGCAGAAATTAGATCAGCCGTTAATAGATGGTTAACATATATTGATATAAGTAATATAACTTGTGATTTTAATACGCCACAAGAATCATCAATACGTATAACTATATCATATACAGTTTCCAATATTGGAGCAGAACAGTCATTAACAATTTCAGCACAAGATGCTAATATTATAACAATTGAATCTTAAAGGAAACTAAATAATGAATGTAGTAAAAGACGTAAAATATTTAAATAAAGATTTTAATCAGTTTAGAAAAAACTTAATAGAATTTACAAAGCAATATTTTCCTGATCAATATACTGATTTTAATGAATCTTCTCCTGGAATGATATTTTTAGAATTAGCTTCATATGTTGGAGATGTATTATCATTTTATACTGATACAAATTTAAAAGAATCAATATTAAATCAAGCTCAAGAACGTGGAAATATTATAAACTTGGCAAATATGTTAGGATATAAACCATTAAGTTCTGTTTCATCGCATGTTAATTTAAATATATTTCAATTAATACCCGCAAAAGGTTCAGGTGCATCTAATCAGCCAAATTATGATTTTGCATTGTCAATAGCTCCTGGTATGAGAGTTAAACAAGAAAATGGCTCAGCTGAGTTTAGAACTTTAGACGTAGTAGATTTTAATTTATCGTCATCTTTCAGTCCTACAGAAGTTACAATATATGAAATTGATTCAACTACAAATGAACCGGTATATTATTTATTAAAAAAACAAGTTCAAGCTGCGTCTGGAACTATTAAATCTAAGAATTTTACATTTGAATCTGCAAAACAATATGATAAAATAGTTTTACCAAATGAAAATATAATAGAAATACTTTCTGTTAAAGAGTCTGATGGAGATGTATGGACAGAAGTTCCATATTTAGCACAAGACACTATATTTGAAGAAGTATTAAATGTAAAAGACAATGACCCAGATACATATCATTTTCGTGATTCGTCTCCATATCTTTTAAAAATGAAAAAAGTAGCTAAAAGATTTGTATCAAGATTAAGATCAGACGGAAAAATAGAATTACAATTTGGAGCAGGCGTAAGCAGTAATAATGATGAAGAAATTATTCCTAATCCAGCTAATGTAGGAAATGGAATAGAACAATTAAGAAAAAATGTAAATGTAGACATAGATCCTTCAAATTTTTTATATACGAAAGCATATGGAGAAGCTCCCTCAAATACTACATTAACTATTACATATACTATAGGAAATGGTATATCAGATAATATTGAAAGTAATACAATTAAAAAAATTGATTTTATTGAATTTAATGACGATCCAAATTCAACAGCTTCACAATCATTAATGAACTTTGTTAAGTCAAGTGTTACTATTAATAATGACACTCCAGCTCGTGGAGGTAAGTCTGCAGACTCAATACAAGATATAAAAAATAATGCAGCTGCAAATTTTGCAACTCAAAATAGAGTAGTAACAAAACAAGATTATATAGTTAGGTCATATTCAATGCCAGCAAAATTTGGAAGCGTTGCAAAATCATACATAGTACCAGACGATCAAATAACACAAAATGATTTAGAAGATACAAGAATACCTAATCCATTGGCAATGAATTTATATGTGTTAGGATATAATGAATTAAAACAATTAACAACATTGAATACTGCTATTAAAAATAATTTAAAAACATATTTAGACTATTATAGAATTTTAACAGATGCTATTAATATTAAAGATTCGTTTATTATTAATTTTGGAATTGATTTCGAAATAACAATTCTTCCAAATTATAATTCTAATGAAGTGTTACTAACTGCAATTGACATATTGCAAAAATATTTTGAAATAGATAAATGGCAAATTAATCAACCTATAATAAAGTCAGAAGTAATGAATATATTAGCTAATACAGATGGTGTTCAGAGTGTTGTAGGATTAAAATTTAATAATTTATATGATTCAAATCAAAATTATTCTGGTAATGTTTATGATTTAGAAACTGCAACAAGACAAGGTATTATTTATCCTAGTTTAGATCCTAGTATATTTGAACTTAAATTTCCTAAAAAAGATATTAAAGGAAAAGTAACAACATATTAACATGAAAATATTTATATAAAAATTATGGCACTAACATTATCAACATCGGGAATAACTAATTCAGAAACAATTCAAGCTGCTCATATATCACAATCAATTGATGCACTGAAAGGAACTCATGCATATAATTTAAGCCCATCTGGATCATTTACATTTACAGGAAATACTGTTTTTAATGGTGATGTATCAGGAAATAGATCAAAAATAATTAGTGAAGCAGTCGGATCTGATAGTACAGTAACTGTAAACGTAAATGATGGATCAACTTCCGTATATGTTTTATCAGCTAATGCTGATGGAAATCAGGGATCAAATGAAATTTCATATCAATTACCTAGACCAAACAGTGTTACTCCTGGAACTACGTATAGAATTATAATTGGACAAATAGGAGCTAGCGCTACAAGTCCTGCTGCATTAGCAAGACCATTTTCAATTATAATTGAAGCAAGTGCTCAAGCATTATTAGGAAGTATCGTTGGTATCAGTACCACAGCTCAAACTGTGTTACAACGAAGTAATGGCCCAGTTGTTTCATTAGCAATTGCTTCAGGTAGATTAAACACCGGAGATTCTTTTGATTTATTTTGTGACGGAACATATTGGTATGTAACAGGCTTTATAAATAGTCCTAGTGTATCATATCAAACTTAATAGAAAAATAAAAAATGTTTAAAATATTATATCCATCCCAAGACACATCAATATTTGAAGTTGCTAAAACATTAAATACCGGGCTAGATGAAATTTTAGAAATTGGTAAACGTGATACTACAGGTGGAACATCATATTCTAAATCTAGATCATTAGTAAAGTTTGATTTAACTCAAGTTAATTCAGCATTATCAAAATATAGTGTTAATATCGAAGATTGTAAATTCTTTTTGCAATTATACACAACGCATGCGGTTAATTTACCATCAACATATTCTGTAGAAGCTAAGATCTTAGGAAATGATTGGGATAATGGATTAGGTTTTGTCAATTCAAATCCTATAATAAAAGAAGGATGTACATGGTCTTATCCTATATCTGGAAGTAATTGGACATCTGGATCGCAAAATCAAGAAATAGCTAATGGAAGTAACTTGTTTATTAAGGGCATTGGTGAGGGTGGAAGTTATCTAGAAGAATCACCAAATACTGGATTACAATTGATATTTTCACAATCATTTTCACAAATTACAGATTTAGATACAGCTGCTAGTACTAGAAATACTGATTTATATATGGATGTAACATCTGCAGTAAGAGCATGGCAATCAGGATCAAATGGGGTTACTGTTCCAAATTATGGATTTTTAATTCAATTTTCTGATGCAACTGAAACAGCTTCTAATAAACATGGGTATGTAAGATTTTTTAGTAGAGAAACACACACAATTTATGTTCCAAAATTATTAATGTTATTTGATAAATCTTCTTTTGCAACAGGATCATTGGAACAATTCAATATTGAATCATATAAAATATATACAGATTTACAAAAAGAATATTTAGATACTAGTGTAAATAAAATTCGAATATTTGTTAGAGATAGATATCCACAAAAATCTCCAACTAATTTATTTCCAGAATCAGCTGTTAAATATTTACCATCTGGATCATTATACTCAATTAGAGATGCTGCAACTGAAGAGGTAGTTATACCATTTAATAATACATATACTAAAATTAGTTGTGACTCAACTAGTAATTTTATAAATTTAGATATGTCTGGATTAATGCCTGAACGATATTATAGATTAGTATTTAAAATTACATCTGGTATATATGATGAGTTTATAGAAGATGACTTCTATTTTAAAATAGTAAGATAATATGTTAATACATAAATTAAAATTATATCCTAATCAATCTCAAGGCGGAGCTTATGCAGCTAATTCCGGTGGATCTGGCCCTCAACCGACCGGTAATGGTTATACACCTGGCGGTGAATATATAGATGGCACTGGAGCTGATTATGTTGGAGCTTGGCATTCGCATTCGAATGGAGTTATTACAAAAGGAACAATTCAATCTCATACTGATATTTCTAATGAAGATGTATTATTTCCAATTGTTACACCACCTTCGCCTCCACCACCACCAAATATACCCAATACTACCGGACCTTCGAATGTCTCTCCACAAACAATACAAATTCCAACTCCTCCACCTAGCGGGCCAGCTGGAGCGGGAAGAACAGGAACAAATACTCCCAGTACCAGTAATGCCGGAACAATGTATTTAGGCGGAGCTATAAATCCTCCAATGCCTCCACCGGTTGCAGTTTATCAAGCTCCACCATTTGTAGATACAAATATACAACAAGAATATATTGAAAAAGGATTAACATTTAAATCAAATAATAAATTTATCAATCAAAGAAATGCAGCTGGCAATCTATTATTTGAAGAAAATTCTCAAAATAATCAAAATTTAATTATAGAGCCAGCTATTGAAACGTATACTAATAAATCATTTATTGAAGCAGTTAATACACAATTTAATTATTTTAAATTTCCAGCAAGAATTGGAGTTGATTCTACTTTAGATTTATCATTTAATATGGATTTTGATATTGAAGACATAGGTACTGATCCAATAACTGGATTTCATGTATTAAATCCAAAAGATGCATTAGGCGCTGATATTGGAGATTATGTATCAATGACTCTTTCATATCCTGAGATAGTTATAGAAACAATGCCAATTGATAAGACTTTAGATGGTTCTCCTATAGATAAAGATTTATCAGCTTTTGTATTAACTCCATCAAAAATAAAATATATTAAAGAAGGAAATAAAGCAATTAAAATTGTTGCAGCATATACAGGTAGGCCACAAGCTAATAATAATACTGGATTTGTGTTAGCATTAGATAGGAAAATGCCTGTAGTGTATAGAAATTGGCCAAGTAATGCTGGTTCGTTATATCAAAATAGATATCCAAATTCTTATAGAACATCTGCACAATATGGTGGAGGTAGTTCTCAAAATCATGATATCACATATGTACATATTAATTTAACTTATGTAATAGA